ATTAAAAGAGATTAACATATCTCCATAAAAAATAGAATAGATATTTGATAGATGTACTATTTTATTTTACTTCTTTACAGCAGAGACAATCTTCTTCTTGATGATATTCTTCCTGGGAGCGGGAACAGGCTCTACATCATCTGATGCCTCATCGTCTACTTCGTCTTCTTCTGATTGCGCTACTGATTGTGCTGATTGCGCTTGTGGCATGACTGCCGCAAGTACCGACGGCTTGGGCTTGAAGGCGACATCATCATCAATCTCCTCATCCTCTGCGTCTGCAGAAGTAGAAGCTGCCGCAGAGGCAAGACCCTTGAATGCAAAGTCATTGATGCGCTCTTGTAGCTTATGAATGGCCACCTGCTTTGCCTTCCACGTCAGGCCAAACTTAGAACCCGCAAACCATACACCCGCGCACTCCATAATGGCAGACACCTGAACACCCTTTGCCAGGAGGTCCTCTACTGGAACGCCCTTGTAAGGAGTTCCACTGACATCATAGAACTTAGTCTCAAACTCTGCATTGTTCTTTGGAAGCTTGAGCTTCAAGTTAGGGGGGTAGCTTAGGACGTTTCCATCCTTGTCCTTGCTGTACTTGACAGATGGCGTATAGAATGCCTTGACAACATCGCGTGATAGGTCCGCCTTAAACCACGACTTGCTATTCTTAACACCCTCATTCAGCATGAACTCGTCCATCGCATTCATCGTGTCCAAGAATTGCTTGATTTCAGGGCGCTGATCTACGCCGCGAAAGGAAAGGTCGACCGAATACGTGGGTGGGCCATACTTGTCTGCGCAGTTAAGGCCAAAGGGAACAGACATGGAAACGGCAGTCTGCATAATAAGGCGCTCACCGCCATAATTGAGATACGCCGACTTTGCGCCATTCTGGAGTGTCCGCAGAGCGGAGATGGTAATACGCTTGGAATCGAAGGTGGATGGATAGACGACGCTGGACATGTTTTAATCTGGTTCTGTCTTTTTCTATGCTAAAATCGTTCGTCAAATTTTATTTTATGTTATACCCCGTAATTTACATCATTTTATATTTATACTACATGATAAGTATCACATTTTCTATTCAAGTGCATCCAGTTTTACTTTTTTTTATTGAAATTATTTTCAGGATTTGAATAGTATATGATATCAGTTGTATTAAGAAAATATAATTTGCTTAATATAATTTACTGACAGACCTAGACAATAAGTTTCCAGCTTCTACAGCAGGTCAATCCATCACAACGAACACAACAAGGGATGCACTCCGGACACTGAATCATCTCCAAAAACTGAATGTTAATGCGTTTTAAAATATGATAATAATCGAATTCATAATGATGTATAAAATATAGGGACTATAATTAGAAAGATGGCACATGCTCCGCAAGTACCTGAACAATTAATGGAAGAGATTGATGCTGCCCACGCGGCGATAACACACATACGTGAAATAGCAGAAAATGCTGTGCGTGAAATCAGAAGCGATAAGAGAAATCTTAAGATCAAGGAAATTATTGATACGGCAATTCAAGCAGCATATTCTATTGTATCTAAGACTGAAATCTTAAGAAAGCCATTTTTCACTATGAAACGTATGCAACGACATGGCAGTGTGTTTCCAAAAGATATGCATGATAATATTGATAAAACCTTTTACTTTCCAAACGAGATAAAAGAAATATTAACTAATGAAATTTTAACTTTGCAAATTAATTCAGATGAGAAAACTAAATCTGAGGTAATTGCTGAATTTGTACGTCTAATAGATAGATTAGTTGAGATGGAAGGTATATGGAAGACTATCAGCGACTATGCAAAACCAGTTCCCCAGGAAGGACCTCATAATGATAGAATCAGTGGTGGTCGAAAGCATCGCACTTACCGCAAACGCACCCATCATCAACGCAAGCATAAGCGTACCCACCGCAGACGCACCCATCGCAAATAAATGCCAAATCATGAGCTTTTTTAAATATTCCATTCCTATTTTATCATACGATCTGGAATGATCTGTATGATAATACTTAATCAAGGTGCTCTTGAAAATCATATGTCATGCAATTTTTATAGCCGCATTATATATCAATATGAATATAGGTCATTTCAATAAAAAAAAGAAGAAAAGTATGAAAAGATGGCTTTCCGATTGAAATTATTCGCAAAATTTGATGACACTTTTCCACTTAAGAAGTATCATTCCGCGTTTATTTATGTCAAATACTTCCACCGGTATTAATACAATGAGCAAGCCAACCTCCACCACCACCGCCCAGAGCGTTAAGAAAGTTTCCAAGAAGTCAGACGCCGTCGCAACCCCAGTTGCGGCCGCCGTTCCAGTTGCCGCCGCCGCTGCCACTGCCACTGTTGCGAAGAAGACCAAGCCAACTGTTGCTGCTACTGCAGTCGCGCCAGTTGCCACTGCCGTTGTTGAGGCCGCTGCCGCTGTTGAGACCAAGACCGTTGAGCAGGAGATTGCTGGTCTTGTTGCACTTCACCAGAACCTTCGCGACCAGGCTGTTGGTGCTATCAAGACTCTCCAGCGTCTCCAGAAGCGTGTTGCCAAGGAAGTCAAGGAGGCTGGTCGTCGTCGTCGCCGCTCCAAGAAGGAGAGCGAGGATGGCGTTGTGAAGGAGAAGCGTCCCACCATCTTCACTACCCCAGTCACTCTCAAGGATGACCTCTGCACCTTCCTCGGCAAGACCAAGGGCTCTCAGATGACCCCCGCCGATGTCACTCGTGCCTTCAGCGCCTATGTTGATTCGCACAAGCTCAAGGATGCCGAGAAGGGCCACACCATCCACCCAGATGCTGCCATGCGTAAGGTTCTTGGCGTCAAGGAGGAGGAACTTCTCACCTACCGCAATATCCAGTCATACCTCTACAAGCTGTACGTTCTCCCAGAGAAGAAGAAGGCTGCGACTGCTTAAAAGTGCTGCGTAAGTACTGCGTAAAAGTGCTATGTTATTAATATAAAAATTAGAAAAAACATAAACAACAAAATAGTTCCTATCTTTTTGTTTATGATACTTACTCTATTCTTTCAACGACGACGTGTACTACGAAGTGTATTACGACGCTTTGAATTTCTTCCGCCCATTGTTAAACTACCAAACATCTTTGCTAAAGCATCATTTTCCTTATCGTTTCCATTTTGATTTTTTTTGTTTTGATTTCTTACTTTTTTCATTGTACTACGCTTTTTTCGCAATAGTACTTTATTCTCTTCATATAACTTCTGCAAATCCTGATGTAAAGTACTCAATTCCATTTGAAATCCACTAATATGTTGCTGTAATGTTTGTAATTTTTCCTGATTCTGCATTGCCTCGTTTGGTGTACGTCCTCGTCTAGCAACACGCTCTAAACGATCAATTGACTGTTGTGCTTTCTTTATCTCTTCTTTTGTTCCATGAATATGTCCCTCTATTTTTGTAATCTTTTCTTTTATTTCACGCGACATCATTCTGGATTTCATAATACGTGCCGCCTCTTGCATATCCTCCGTATTTCGTGCAGAGGCTGCAGTTAATTCTGTCAATGAGGCTAAAAGACCACCCATATTAAATCCATTTGCAGCCATATTCTATTTATCATACATAAAATTATTCCACTTTCCATTCCATCTGTTTTTGGAAAATCACATCCAAATCTCGATAAACACTAATCAATGAATACGCAACCGCTATATCAGGCTCTTTCATCAAGCGACACAATGTCATAAAATTATCCCACTGGTCGGCCGTCCATTTCCATTGCGCACAAATGCTCTTCTTATCAAATAGACCCCCTTCTTCCCAATCATACATTCGTAGTAGACGCGATGATCCAAGAGCAAGAAGATCGGAATCATTACTAATGACTAGCTCCACCGTATTTTCTCTTTCTAAGTCCATCAATAACGTATCCGCTTCTTCAGTCGCCGAATATTGATAACATCCCTCCTCCTTCAACCATTCCTTTACCGTATTGATATAAGTAGGATTCGGCTTCCATACCTGCTTTCGTAATTGTTCTACATAATGATGCAATGTATATTGATCGTTTTCTGATAATTGGTCTATTTGATTCATTATAAATGTATCAAGATGATCAATGGTTTGTATTATTTCTTGCCGTTTCTGTTCTCGTAGGTCGCGAGACGCCTTTGTTTTTGGAGAGGGGGAACCGTCCCACACACAATGCACTTCCTTTGCATGGTCGATAATAGGCCGTAAATATTGTTGAATGACTTGTTCATTGCCTTTTGATTGATGAAGAAACCAAAACATATCAATCCCCACCGATTTATTATGTAGAACCTCTACAACTGATGTTCGCGTCTCGTATTGTGATAAGAATTGAAATAAACCTTTTATGCCCATATTAACCTTCTCAGATGTATTTATAGAACATCAAATTTATATATCTATCGACGTCTTGAATGTCTTTTTGAATGGGAATGCTTATGGTTGCTGCGCGTATGGTGGCTTCGCGTATGGTGGCTTCGCTTATGGTGGCTGCGCTTACGATGCTTTCCTCCACTGATAGTTGTACATACTGTCTTTTTTGTCGTCATTTCTGTATCTTCTGCATGTTCACCTTCACCCTTTGATCCAGATCCTCCCATGTTCTATTTATGTATTATAAAATAACCGATTCATTTCTGACTTTAAATCTTGTCTTTAGTACCGTACTCGGAGGGCATGTCAAACGCAATGAATTTCCAATAGATAGGAAAGGCCGTCCTTTACTTGCAGTTATGTTCCATTTTCTCCATACATCCTCCTTACCAATTGTATATCTCCATGGAAATTCCTTGGATTCAGGATGGCGCATATACTGTTTCACTTTCATATTCTGTTTTCTCATCCATTCTGCTTGTTTGCGAAGTAGCTCATGGAATTCTTTCTTTACTCCTTTCGATAAGAGAGCAACATATACTAATTCTGCCCACGCTTCTGTCTCTGCTTCTACTTGGTCCACTCCATTCGCATGATTATCAAGACTGCATGAATGCATCATTTCATGTATTAAAACACGAGTTGCGTCTTCCGCACGATAAATCATAATCGTTTCACGATTTCCAGGATAAGTATATCCACCATTTATGTTTTCTGCTGTAATAAGCGCATTATCTGGAAAAGTACGCCTATGTGTATTTGCTAAAAAGAATACCTTAAAAGGTGTTTGCAAAGCTTTATCTTTCTCTGTATAAAGACGCATGATTCTACCCCATAACGGCCATGGAATATCTAATGCCTGTTCGGCATTCTCCAAAATAGTAATCACTTTTCCATAAGGACAGGTTGACACCATTGTAGAAACACGTCCTGATAACATATCATTGTACATTGTTTTACGACGATTATTTGGATCAAATTCTGACCCGACAGTACATTCATTATTCAAATATTCCATATCTTTTGGATCGATTGTATAGGATACTGTCCATATGGGATCAGGTTGAATATATTCGTGTCGTATACTATCCAATACACTATTCAGTAAGATGGACATTCTTTTATAGAAGTAGATTATTATCAGCCGATTGTTCTACCAATTTCTCTGTTCCAGATCGTAAGATATACAATTGTCGTGCCAATTTCAAATGGACATGCTCCCACAAAATAGGAATACGATAAGACGTAACAAGAACCCATCCTGAACCTGACTCCGCATGCCACAATGTCTCCAACAATTCTCCTCGCATCTTCGGAGTAATCCATTCTGTTTCATAAATTACAAGAATCCAATACATAATAACATCTGTCCATCTAAGATTTCTCTGAAGACATGTATAAATCCATGCTCTTACATCTGCGATTTTAGTAGGGTCCCACGAAGTAGACCATTCATTCAATGTCTTCTTAAAATATTCAGACCATACATCTGTTTGTACCAACGCTGCCTTCTTTGTATAATTAGACAGAAGATGATCTTCTCCTACTACTGGAATTTCAAAACAAAAATCACGAAGGCGCGGACTCAACGGAAATTCAGTAGTCAACAGAATCGCGAAATAGGGATATTGCTCCAAACACTCTTGCAACTGAAGAACCGATTCATCTGTTAGAAAATGTGCATGATACAACACAAGATAACGAGTTTGAATAGAGGATGCCATCAAACAAACATCCTGTTGCCCCGTCCATCTC